AGATTATGAAAAATTTAGGAAACGGAAAAGAGATGTAATTAATGAAAGTTTACTATTACTATAAAGTTATTAGAAAGACTATCGTTCAATTTCTTGATTTGTTTAATAACGTCCAGATTGCCAGATATAGAGATGGTGCAGGTGTAGCTGATGGGGTTATACTTGAGAAGCTATATACCGTCCCTCTTAAATTTGGACCCAAGCAAAAAACTTGGTTCTGGTTATATGAAAGAAAAGACGATGAAATGCTTCCAATGATGTCTGTTAATCTACAAGGGGTAGAATATGCAGCAGACAGACAAGGAGCAAAGTTTGCCAAGATCTGTAAAAGCAGACAACTAGACGTAGGAACTATTGAGAGGTTTCTTAATCCTATTCCATATAATTTTAATTTTCAGCTTACAATATGGAGCCTTCATATAGTTGATGTTGATCAGATCCTAGAGCAGATTCTTCCTTTCTTCACACCTTTTGTTCAAATAAGGGTTGCAATTCCAGAACTAAGTGTTACTTTAGATGAACGAGTACAGTTTAATAGTGCATCATCTGATCAAACATTAGAATATGCAGATGAAGAAAGACGAATTTTGAAATGGAATCTGGATTTCACAGTTCAGGGTTATCTATTTCAACCTCTCCTAGATGATCCTGCTGCAAAAATAGTGAAGGAAATTATAATACAATACTACACTAAATGTGGATATTTTAATGAACGAAATACTTCAGCACTATTTACATCTGCTGCACCATCAGGAGGTCTCTATACATCCTGGACAAAGGGCATAACAGCATATCCGGTTGATGGTGAAGTAGTGAAACTTTTCAAATATGAACTTTTTGAGGAACACTAATGACAGATACTTTGCAATGCCAAGATGATGTTTCTGGTGGAATTATATTAGATAAGGCATCTCCAGCTAATTTTAGCTTGGTGATTCCTAATCTACCACCAGACGTTTCAATAGCAGATACACAAGAATTGATAATAAACATTTATGGAACTGTTATTCCTGGAGTATCACTTGATGTATTGGAGCTATATTGGGTAATGGGAAAGACTCATATGGATAGTGGTGGTATCACATGGGAACCTTTTACCTGTGAATATATTGTTGATGAAGGTCTTCTAAACTGGAGAATCCTGCATAGATGGATGATGTATATCAACAACAATAAAAATAGACGTGGTAGACCACCACAAGATTATTGTATAGATGCAACTTTAAGAGTATTAGATAACTTTCAAAAAGAGCTATTTAGATTATTTTTTGTAAACCTCTGGGTAAGTGCAGTTGGAGAAGTTAGATTTAACACCAGAGAGGGTCAAGCTAACCTTGAATCCACAGCACAGTTTACATATGACAGATATGAGCTACGTGATGCACGATGTGATGATTAACCGTCACTTTCATGCATTCCATGTCTTTCTCTAAAATAGCTTGCATCTGGATCAAATTTTTTTGCTGGTTTTGGGGCAGGTGGTTCAACTTTATTTTTCATTTCATAGTTGTACATCTCCCTTACCCTTTTTCTCAGTTCAAAGGGAACATCAATATTTTTCTGAAGAAATTTAATCATTTCCCTTTCATCTTGTGTTAACCTAAAACAATATGTCTCACCCTTTTTAGCCTTTCTTTTAAACATAATTTTCAACTTTCCCCTTTTGTCGTATTTCTGTCTTACGTCTGCATATCATTTATTAAACAACTCTAAATATATTTAGAATTTTTAATCCGTTTTTTATAAATACTATTGAATTGGGTTATTTATTTACTATTTTGTAGGAGGAAAGAGGAATGGCTTTTTATCTTAGTCCATTAGTTGACGTTAATGAAATTGACCTTACAACTACTATTCCAGCAGTAGCAACCTCTATTGGTTGTATAATTCTAAGGAATACTTATAAAGGTCCAGAGAGAAAAAAGTGGTTGGTGACATCGGAAGATGATTTAATCGAAACCTTTGGTCAACCACCAAGCAATGTAAATGCTTATAGAGATATGCTTACAGCTACAGGTTTCTTTAGATGGGGAACAAAACTTTATGCTACCAGAACAATGCCGATGTCAGCAACTTTTGCTGGTACAAAAGCAGTTAGTGGTACTGGAGCCAGTCCCTCAACTTTTGTCCCTTTTACACAAGCCAATGCATATATCTTAAGTGACTTTGTAAGTGAAGACCCTGATCAATTTGCAGAAGAGGTTACTGTTGATCCAGGCAACCCATTTTACCTAATAGCCAGTTCTAGAGGGGCATGGGGAGCAAACGTAAGAGTGGCAGTAGTAGACAGATCTACCTATACAGCTATTACTACTGGTGGATTTAGAACTGATCCTACTTGGTCAGATCCAGATACAGGAACATGGCAAGCAGTGCAATCAACAGATAGTCCACTATCAGATCAAAAAGATTTCTTGATTATTGTTGAATCAAAAGAGCAAGGTGAAACAGCATATACCAGAAAGGAAGAATGGAATGTTTCAACACAAGAAGACAGAGTAGATGATGAAGGTGTTACAACTTTTGCAGAGAATGTTATTAACAACCAATCCAAATATATTAGAATTGCTTTCAATGAAGCACAAAAGAATACTAATATATTTGTTGCAACTGCAAGTTGGCAACAGTTTGGTGGTGGTGTAGATAATCAAGGTGATCAGGTTGAAGATGGAGATATTATAAGAGATCTAGATCTTTATGCTAATGCAGAAGATGTAGATGTTAATATTTTCATTGATTCTGACAAGTCAGAAACAGTTAAATCATATATGTCAAGCATCTGTGAGAGCAGACTTGACTGTATGGCAGTTCTAGATTGTCCATACGAAACAGTTGTAAATAACAGTGGAAATGAAGTAGAGGAATTAAGAGCTTGGAGAACAGGTTCTACACCTTATATCACCGATAACTTAAATCTAAATACTAGTTATGCTGCTGTTTATGGAAACTGGTTAGAAATTTACGACAAGTGGAACAACAAATATAGATGGATACCAACATCAGGTCATGTTGCAGGTATATTTGCACGTACTGATGATGTAACAGATCCATGGTTTGCACCAGCAGGTTTCCAAAGAGGTATTCTAAGTAATGTTAGAAGACTTGCATGGAATCCAACTCTTGGTGAAAGAGACATTCTTTACAAGAATGGTATTAATCCTATTGTTAGTTTTGCTGGTCAAGGTAAAGTTGTCTTTGGTCAAAAGACAATGTTAGATAGAAATTCTGCTTTCAATAGAATTAACGTAAGAAGACTTTTCATTATTCTTGAAAAGGCAATCTCAACAGCAGTTGTTAATTTCCTCTTTGAGCCAAATGATGATATTACTAGACTTCTCTTACTTAACTTGATTGATCCGTTCTTGAGAGATGTAAGATCTAGAAGAGGAATTTTTGATTACCTAATTGTCTGTGATGAGACAAACAACACACCTGAGAGAATTGATAGAAATGAACTTTGGTGTGATATTTACGTTAAGCCTACAAGAGCAGCAGAGTTCATAGTACTTAACTTTATAGCAACAAAGACAGGTGCTAGTTTTACTGAAATTGCTGCCTTGAGAGCAGGAAGAGCTTAATTAGGAGGAAAATATAATGGCAGGTTTTGATATTGATAGTTACAGAGCAAACTTCAAAGCTGGAGCAAGAGCATATTTGTTTCAATGTAAACCTTTGTTTCCAGTGCAAATAGTTAATGCCAACACTGATCAAGCTACATATCTTGTGAGATCATCATCTTTACCAGCAGGAACAATTGAGCCAATTACAACTAACTGGCAAGGATTTGACTTCAAGATGGCAGGTAAGCTCACATATGCTGAATGGGGCATGTTGTTTAATGTTGATCAGAATGCAGATGTTTTGAAGTGGTATATAGATTGGCAAAGGCTGATTCATGATCCAACATCAAACCAAGCTTCTGCACCATCGGACTACATGGTTGATCAGGTAGTTGAGCTTCTTGATCTTAATGGTGACCCTATCTTAAAATATAAGTTGGTAGGTGCTTGGCCAAGTACAGTTGAAGCTGTTACTCTGGACTATGCAACAAATGACGTAGCACAATTTAATGTTATGTTCAACTACCAATACCATATAGTAGATAGATTGGTTGACTATGCAAGGGTTCTTTCCTTTGCTGGCTAATACTTAGGAGGTTATTATGCTCAAGGGGTGGAGTGAACGTATTACAGATAAATACGAGAAGATGTTAAATGAAGGCAAATTGGATAAGAAAGTTGACCCTATGCAGGTTCAGCTACAGAAGATACGAGAACAAAACAAACTAAAATTTGGAACTGGCATCATGAAGTTATCTGATGCCAGATCCAAAATTGATTCAGCAGGTAAATTTCTAGAAGGTGGTTCTAGAAATGATGCAGAACTAGCTTTAAAAGCTGCAATACATGATTTAAATGAAGCTATAAACGAAATAACAAGTAAATAATTGTGAGGTGGTAAAATGTCTTCAAATTATAAGAAGTATTTAAACAAGTATGAGTTTGAAACTGTACTTCCAGGAAGTGGGCAAAAAATTAAATTTAAGCCGATTACAACTGGACAGATGAAATCTTTACTAGCCTATGAAAAAGAAACTGACATGGCTAAAGTTGAAGAAATCTTGGATGATCTTCTAGCCGAAAGTATCATAGAACCCAAAGATTTTGATATAACTAGCATGTATATTAACGATAGATTCTTTTTCATGATAGAGCTAAGGAAGAACACTAGAGGGACAGTATATGAATTTGAACATCAATGTCCTGAGTGTCGTTCACAATCAATACAGAAGGTAGATTTAAAAACATTAAAAGTAGAAAAACTACCCAAAAAACTTGATAATATTGTGAAGATGGATGATAACATATCTGTCAAGTTAGACTTTCCAAGAAGAAGTGATCAAAAATTAGCATATGAAATTCTAAAAGAAGCACCTGATATCAGTGATATGCAAAGAACAGCAGAACTTGGAACAATTGTATCGGCTTTAACAATTAAATCTATAATAACACCTGATGGAGAAGATTCAGATATTCCATTGGAGGAAAAGATTCTTTTTGTAGAAAACATCTCAACTCAGATGTATGAAAAAATAGCTGACTTCTCTTCTAGAAACTTTGGTATTGATTTCAAAACTGAAATCAAATGCAAAACCAAAAAGTGCAAATATAAAAAGGTTATTGACATCCCCCCAGAGAATTTTTTTTTCTAATGAGAATCTTGTTAGCAGGGGATAGCTTGGAAGTTGTGACATATGAACAATTCCAGTTGGCCAGAAAAGCTAATATATCACTTGAAGAGAGTGCTTGTTTGCCCATTTTTGAATTTGAAGCATATGTGAATATGCTTATAAAAGATTTACGACAAGAAAAACAAAGCATAGAAAATATTGCTGCAAGCCACACTTAGATAATTATCTAAAGGATTCAAAAGGAGTCTCAAGGGTTTGAGATTCCTTTTTTTTATTAGGAGGAATTAAATGCCAGAAAGTGGTGAAGACCAAAGACTTGAAATGTTCTTTAAGAACGTAGTTAAAGGCTTTGCAGAACTTAGAGCTTCACAAGCACTGAAACAACAGGCTGAAATGGTTGCAACCACCATTGGTGGTCATGTACGTGAAGTTCTAGGTCCAGTACAAGAAGGTGTAGATGTTATTAAAAATACTTTTGCAAATA